AGGGTTAGTACAGATGACCAGGATGTAAGAAGGCAAGAGATGGAAATAAAGAAATGGCTCAATGGTGGTAATCACTCAATCGTTTGGTTTAAGGAGCAAGGTATATCAGGTAAGATAGCTCCGGAGCATAGACCAAAGCTTAATGAATGCATCGAAACAGCCAAGGCTATGAATGGCACTATCATTGTAGCTGACCTGGATAGATTTAGTCGTACCACCTGGCATACATTAAAGTTCTTTGAAACTATTCTTAAAAAGAATGCTGTCAAACTAGTTGTCTGCAATGATCCTACAATATCTGAGAACAAGCAGAACTTCTATATGAAGGCCATGTTTGCTGACTTTGAAAGGGATAAGATCTCGGAGAGAACTAAGTCAGGTCTTGCAAGAATCAAGAACGAGCTAAGAGAGAAGGGCAGTATTACCACTAGTAAAGGTAAACGCATCACTAAGCTTGGTGTCCATGATGAAATGGATAAAGCCAGGGCTTCAGCTTCGACAGCCGTTAAAACNATTGCTGATAACTTCGCAACTAAAATAGGGCCTACAGTTTATAAGCGATTAAAAGCTGGTGAGAGTTATAGAGAAATAGCCCAGGAACTCAATGAACTNGGTGTNCCGACTGCAAGAGGTGGTAACTGGCATGCATCATCGGTCAGAAACATAGCTAAAAGATTGGAGAATAAATAATGAAAAACAAAAATAAATGTTGCGACAATGCATCATTACATAATTCTGTTCAAGACATACATCATCATTTAAATATGGATTATCGTATGAAAATTCTACAAATAGAAATGAGTATTCATCAAGCAAGACAAACTAGAGGCAATACTAAGGTGCAAAGATATTTTAATTCAACACCAATTAAAAATGCTTTTGCCAGGTGGATGGTGTATGGAGCATATACATCTAAGTTTTACACGATTTCAGAGCTTGTTAAAGAAATGCACAGCAATAGACAGACTATTTCAACGATNATTAATGAGTGTGAAGCTGAAGGANATATCCTTGTTAAAAGGGAAGGTGCAACTGTATCATGCATAGCAACACCCTTACTTGTCGAAGCAATGGAAGTCTACTGCGAGTGGAGAAAAGAGCTTACCAAATCAACCATCGGAACAGCTTATAACAATCTAGTGCAGTTTGAGAAATTGATGCAAAAGAGATTTGCATGATGACAGCTCAAGATGTCAAAATGATACGCATATTATTTAGATTTTTTTTATGCAAGTGTAGAACATCAAGAGATTAAACCTTGATAGAAAGGAGAAGGTTAATGAAATACTATAAGAAAAAGGAACCTGAAAAAGTAAAAGATGACTTGATCGGGCATAACCAACCACCAGGAGCCGGCATACCGGACTTCGATGATAAATCGGCAGACGATTATTTTAATGACATGCCGGTTGGTGCGATTATGAAGAAACGTATTAAAGAAACTGGTGAGTTTGGTGGTACTGAATTAAGACATGGTCATGTGTTCCCAACATTAACCGGACCTCAAAAAGAAAAGATAGCTCGTATGCTGTTAGATGGTAAAGAGTATTTGCGTTATAAAGATATCAATGTGGCTTGTCGTATTACAATCCCATTAATGGATGTCAGGATGATCAAATCAGCCAGTAAACATTTAAGAGAACTTGCTAAAGAGTTAAGTGCAATATCGAAGGACACCGACAAGTCAAAATTTGAAAGAGTTTTGATGGCTCAACAAGCTGTTGTTGAAACTAATGGGAACATTAAGTGGAAGCATGGATTATTTGAGATGTTGGGTGTACATTCCCTAAGATGACCCATTTATCGCAACGAACAATCAATGACTTAGAGGTGCTGAATCAACATATAGTATGTGTTTTGAACGCACCATCTAGACTGTGTACATTTAAGGAGAAAAATAATATGTCACTAAATCAATTACTTAGGGAAGACCTCTATAATAATATAATGCGTTTGTCGCATAATATATACAATGGAACACCCGGAAACCCCCTTTTTGACGTTACCCCTCTAGCTTTTATAATACTTACCAAGGTGTTTTTGTACATTTTGCTGACTGCTTTTACCCTGGTCACAATTTACTACACACTACATATGGTATGTCTAATTGACGATGCTTGCTTTGCTCAAAACTATGGAGTGAAGATATGAAAAGTCGCATAATATATAATGAATTCAATGACTTAGGTAAAGTTTTAGCTTGTAAAATCCAAAATAATATTTTAACTTTTGTTCAGACAGAAGGAGATTTAATATGAAATGGTCTAATGATGCAGACGAATTAGGAGCTTCTAAAGTAGGGGCTATCGTAATGGGTGAAACACCTTTCCAAACTAACGAAGCCGTCAGGCAAATAGTTTTAAATGCTAAAGCTGGTGTAACAGCTATTGATGATGGGCTGTATAAAGATGCAAAGGACCGAGGTAATTACCTGGAGCCGGCATTGACTGAATGGGCTAGTGATAAGTTAGATAGCTTTTGCCCTGACAATGTGGCTTGTAACTATCAGCCACCAACTGATGCTCATCGACTTGAAGGGGCCAGGCTTTGTGCATCTCTTGATGGCATCCTGGAAGTAGTAGGGGGCGAACTTACTATTCCTAATTCCCAAGGTGAGGACATAACTGTATCGGGCTTCGGTGCCTTGGAAATAAAAACTGATGGCTGGGATGATGGACCACCAAGGGCCGACCAGGTGTTACAGCTTCAAACACAAATGCTGTGTGCTGACTTTGGCTGGGGAGTTATTGCCAAGCTTGGTCCTAAATTAAAGTTTGAACTCTATCCATATAGACGAAGCGAAAAGCTGATAAAAATTATTTTGGAAAAGGTCGAAGACTTTTGGGATCGTGTTGATAATGATAAGCCGTACCCACCAATCGATAATGGCAAGCCGGATACAATTCCATTAGACCACCTAGAAACCAAGGATGATGTTATTCAGATCATTACTGATTACAATAAATGTAAGGCTGAAGAGAAGTCCTGGAAGTTACAAAAAGAAAAATGCCAGGAAGCTTTGGAGCTTGTCCTTGATGAGTTCGATGCTGAATACGCAAGCATAGGTAACTACAGAATTAGTCATCCAATAGTTAAACGCAAAGCACAGCCGGAAAAATTAGTTCCAGCCAAGCCATCCACACAACATAGACGATTTTCAATCGAGGAGATAAGTAATGAATAGTTTTAAAACAAATTTAATTCCGACTGATGTAGATCAGGCACTCAGGATATCTGAGATGTTTGCCAAGTCTGACTTAGTACCGGACAGTTATAAAAATAAACCAGCTAATATATTTTTGGCTGTGTCTGCCGGGGCTTCACTTGGACTAGCACCTTTCCAGGCTATGCAAAACATTGCTGTCATTAATGGTAAACCTTCAGTATGGGGCGATGCCTTACTGGCTATGGTTAGGAATGATAAGAGATGTTTATCTGTTAAAGAAACAATAGATGGTGAAGGCAGAGCTAGGACTGCAACTTGCAAAGTATCTAGGTTGGCATCTGATGGATCTACTGAGTTGATTGAATCTAGCTTCTCTATGGGTCAGGCCCAAAGTGCTAATCTATTAAATAGACCACCCTGGAAAAACTATCCTGATCGTATGCTACAAATGAGGGCTAGGGGCTTTGCTTTGCGTGATGCATTCGCTGACGTTATCGGTGGATTAATTACTGGCGAGGAAGCCCAGGACTTTCCGGTGCCTAAAGATGCTGTACAAGAGCTAGAGAAGGACCCTAGGTTTAATAAGGATGCTCGAAGCATTGATGATATAGTAAATGAGTTAACCCCACCTGAAGAGCCTAAAATCGAATTACAATGGGCCTTGAATATACCAGGTAAAGATCCACTAAAGGTCGGCAATAAAAATGATTTTGTTTTGGAGTACAAACACTACATGGAATTGATAAACAGATCAAAGATGTGGGATTTTCAAACCAAGCAAAAGAAGTATGCTGAACTCAAAACTAATAACATGGAAATGTTAGAGCAACTCAGGGAAGCTGACTTTGGATTAATAGAAGAAATAGAAATGGATGAAGGGAGATTGTTTGATGCAGAAAATTCCACTAACTCCTAAACAATTAAAACTTCTAAAGTTTCTTAAATCATTTTATGACGAGCATGAGTACATGCCATCTTATAAAGAGATCTGTGAAGGCATAGGTGTTAAATCAACAAACACAGTACATGATGCCCTGGTCAGACTTGATAGAAAAGGACATATCAAAAGATTCAAAGAAGGAAAGTATGGGGGCAATAGAGCTATAGAACTTATATAGCTTGCAACCTTGCAATTAATCTATCAGCTCTTGCTGTTACTTGTGTGTAGTAGCGAGAGTTTTTTAATTGGTTACCACATTCAATCCAATCACGATCTTTTACAGCTTGCCGAAACAAAACAAATTTACTTAGACGAGGTCTACCCATATTGAACATGAGGTTGCCAATAATTA